CACAATTCAGCAACTTGACCGCCCATAACACTCCAAATAACTTGGATATAAGCACCGCCAAATAGTTCTAAATCTAAAGCAACTTTTTTAGTAAGGTCATTAAGGTTTTCCTCTCTATTTACTTTTTGAACAATCGCTTGTTCTCCTGCCCAACCATTGCCGACAATGTAGTTTACCTTGCCACGAATAATAGCGTTGTGCTTTGCAGATTTGTTAAATAGGTCTAATAGGTATTGCGGATAGTCATTGTTTTGACCATACTGCATATACCCTTCGCCTTTTTTCTCTTTATATTCCGGTTGCTTTGCTTCCGCAAATGTCAATACTTGTATTTCCATTATTGTCTAATTGTGAATGTGCTTGTTGTTTCGTATTCGGTAAATGATATAGTTGTGCCAGATAGCTCCATAATTCCACTTTCTAGCAGGTTTAAGCCTGTAGGATTTAGGTTTGATGTACTAGCCTGTTCGTAGATTGTGTAGGTATATTGCCCATTTAAAGCCGTATTAAAGAAGCTATTAACTACAATAGTGAACTCGTTGTACCTTTCCTTATATGCGCTTATGTCAGTATTATTTAGCCTTACAAATTTAATCTCAGTATTTGTACTTCTATTCTCAAAAATAAATAGATAGTTCGGGCTTGTTAAAAGCTGCTTCTCAGTCAAGGTAAGTATTATGTTTTGGGTTTGACCCTTAATTAATCTTATCACAACTATAAATATAAACTATTACGATTGTTTGCAAAATAAAAAACCCCCGCCTAATTAAAGACGAGGGCATCTATATACAAAACCAAAACAACCTAAGAACCTGCGGTGGTTAATTGACCCGCCACAGTTGAGTTTACTTCTGGAGCTAGAGCCGGTTCTGCACCTGTAAAGGTAAGAGTATAACCGCTTCTGTCTCCTTCTGCCGTTCCTGTACCTGCGCTACCGCCTGTAAGGTCTAAGCCTCTTGTTTTTCCTAAGTACCAATATTTTCCATTGTTATCTTTGGCAACTGATACTAAAGTGTTTTGAGCCAACAACAAGATTTCGTTTCTTGTGTTCGCTTGTAATTTATTTAATACTATGGTTAATTCCGGAGCATAAAAGATAGTTCCATTCTGTACGTTTGCATTAACATTCTCAACTAATTGAGAAGTGCCTTTTACAAGTTCATACTTAAAAAACTTCTTGCCAGATGCTTTTACTAAAGCGGTAATAACACCACTTGCTTCTGTTGTAGAAGTTACATCTGCTGCTGCTATGAAATAAACCTCAGTAATTCCGCCCAATGAATCTTTGCAATCAAGGGAGTAATTTTGAGTTAAAGCGCAAGGCATATTTTTTGAATTTAATTAGTTTGAAAAAAGTGGGGGATATATTTCAATCCCCCTATAAATTATGCAAGGATAAACTTCACTACTTCGTCAGGGAAGGCAATGTTTACGCCAAACTTAAATTCAGATACAAACCTAACTTGGTCCGCTTCTTTTGCATAAAAGATTTCGAACTTTTCTTCTTCATTCAATAAATCTGTACCAAGGAATAAATTGCTTAAACGTAAAGCATAAACTTTATTAGTTCCATTAAGACCTGCAACTGCAATTACTTTAATTGTAGTTCCCGGAAGTACAAATTCGCTATCAGCCTTTACATCAATTTGATAATTGAAAGAACCGCTATTTTTAAGAGCAACAGTGTAAGTACGGAATAAATCTTGACCAACAAAAATAGTCATATCATCAGCAGCTACAACTTTAGCAGGAATTGCTTTGTAAACGCCATCAAAGATAGAGATTACGTTAGCATCAGTGATAGAGCTTAAAGGAGCGCCAGAAATATAAGTTGAAGCGTTTGCAGCAACTACACCTGAAGCAGCGCCTATTAATTTTACAAGCCCGTCAAATTTATTAAGATTAACATTCACACTTGAAGTGTCGCCTAACCATAACGCAGTTTCTAATTGAGCAGCAATAGTCTTAGCTTTCTTTTCGCTATATTCTTGCTCAAAAGGAATAGAATCATATTGGCTACCTGTTGGTAAAGCCTTCTGTAAATACTTTGCTTCTAGGTCTTTAGGGCATAAAGCTTCGTTAATTTTAATTTTGCCCGGAGTTACAGTACGTTGAGTAAAGGTAGTAGAACCAGAAGCATTAAAGCCACAAGAAGCACCATCTTGGAAGATAGCGTCAGTTTCCATAATGTTGATTTTTTCGCTTGACTTTACGCCAACCATTACGTTACCTGCGCTCTTAATAAGAGAAGCAGTTTTTGCACCTAATACAGATGAAGTTACAAGTAGAGCTTCGTTTTCTTTTGTATAGTTTGCTAATGCAGATACATCAAATCCCATTTTATTTTATTTTTATTTGTTTAATAAAGCGTTTCTAAATTTTTCAATTCTACTGTACTTCATATCGTGTGTAGTTACGTTAGAACCGAATGTTTGTTTTGGTTGCGCAATAGGTTCAGCGTTAGGTGTCTTAGTAAGTGCTTCTATTAATTCAGCTACTTGACTAAAGCCATTCTTAACTTTTGCCTCTAATTGTGCTACTTGTGTTTTAAGATTTTCATTTTCAGACACTAAAGCAGCGATTTCGTCAGCCATTTTTTCGTCAATCTTGTTACCCATTTCAGCAGGTACTTCTTCAGCTTCTTTTGCTTCAGCTTCTGGAGTTTCGATTGATAAAATTTTTGCAGCTTCGTCTAATACGATTTTAGTTCCGTCTGCTAATTGGTGTTCGCCAACAGGAGCAGGTGTTCCATCTGCTAATGTAACTTCTCCACCGATAGCAAGTTCGCTAATCATAACCTTTGTACCATCTAAAAGGCTATACTCAGCAAATGTAACAGGTACTTCTTCGATTGGTGCTTCAGTAGGTGTTTCTACTTGTGGCATATCTTCGAATAAAGCCCTAATTTGCATAATTGCATCTTTTGCGTTCATCATTCTTTTTGTTTAAATATTAATAAAAGATTTTGTTTATCATTTAACCCGTTGCAATATTTCCTTTATTGCATTCATAAGTTCTTGTTCTTTGCTTGGCTTTGTCTTGTAGGTAAATAACCCCTCTACGCTAAAGCCTTTAAATTTGCCCTCTTTAACATCGTTCCACACATCTTCGTTATCTACCTTAAAAGAACCAAACCAAGACCCATCAGGTGCATCTTCAAAGCCTTTCATTGGGAGTATGCCACGGCTTTCGTCTGTAATAAAGCTCTCAAACATAGTAACACCATCTACCTGAGCATTAGGAGAGTGCATCAAGTTTACGTTTGATTGGTAGCCTCTTTTGAAAAACTTTTGCGCAATCTTAAAAATAGTATCTTTACTAAAGACCACATAATAATCGCCGTAAGTAGCATCGCTGCGAAAGATAGGTACATCAGCCAACATAAGAGGTCCAGAAATAATGCGCTTATCTTCGCTAACCACTTCAAAGCGTTGTTGGTTTTTAAAGGCATTCCAATTCTTTTGTATAGCAGGTTTGTCTACGAGTGCCACGTAATCTACTTCGGCATCGTCATTCATATCCTCGCTAATGTCTAATAAATAAACAGGTAAGTCCATATTCTTAAATATTAAGGGTTTTAAATTGTTATCATTTAACCGAACCTGGCTCTTTGCTGAATAGCTGCAATCCTTTGTTGGTTACTTGTTACATCGTTCTCAACAACGTAAGCCCTTACGGCTTGGTTGCCTATTGCGTTAATAGTTTGGCTACTTAGGTTTGTAGTAGCTGCTTGTGGTTGTGCAGGTGCTATTGGTGCTTGTTGTTGAATACTAGGAGCATTTACGCTGACACCTGCGCCACCGCCCTTAACTTGTGATAATATGCTTTTAGCTTTACTTGCTGCTGCCAATACGGCTGCTACTTGTGTTGCATAAAATATAGGGAAGGCAAATGCTGCTGCTGGTCCTGTTGCTTTAGCAGATTGTTGAGCAATACTTAAACCTTGGGCGAAACCTACTCCAGTATTAATAGCAATTTGTGCAAGACCTGCTATCTTACTTGCTGCCGTTCCTTGTTCAAATAGTCCATTAAGTTCACCGATAGCCATTGCTACTGAAGCTGCAAAAGATAATCTTGCTTGTAACTCAGCAGCCCTTGCTGCATCATTATCAGCTTTTAACTTAGCATTAAATTCTTGATTATTTTGTATTAATTGTAAAGTGTAGTTTTTAGTTTTACCTAAAGTTTCTATTTGTTCATCAAACTTTTTATTATCTTCTTCTTGTTTTTTTAATCTTTCTTCTTCGTCTAATTTATTAATTTCTTTTTGACTTAATGTTCTAACAGAAATTAATTCTTTTTGTCTTTTATAATATTCTTCTAATAAATCTTCTGTTAATTTTTTCTCATCTTCTATTCTCTTTGCATATTTTTCAGCTTCCTCTTCAGCTAATTTATCAGATATGCCTTTAGCAGTATCGGCAGCTTGTTTTGCATTGTCTGCTCTTCTCTTTTGTTCTTGAGCATCTAATACTTGCCTTTCAACTCCTAATTCCCTAAATCTTTTTTGTTCTTCTTCGGTAAGTTTACCTTTGGTAGCTAATCTTTGTCTTAAAGCATTTAGTTCTGCATCGCCTTGTTGCTTAGTAAGTTCGTAAATTTCTTTTTCCTTGCCACCTTGTGCAGTAAGTATTTTAATTCTTGCAGCAATGCTTTCATTACCACGCTTGGTAGATTTTTCTAAAGAGTCTAAAGCACGTTCCGCAGCAGATGTAACACCTACGAAGTCGGTAACTTTTGTAATAATATTGCTGAAGAACGTTCCAACTTGTGCAAGTCCTGGAATTAAATTTAGTACCGCCTTCTTTACTTTGTCAAAGTTAGCAGCTACTAAAGCTACCCCAATAGCTAAAGCACCAATCCCCGTTGCAATTAAAGCACCTCTTAAAGTACTAAAAGCAGTTACTACATTTGTCTTTACGATTGTTGCAAGTCGCTGGAAGTCCTTTGCTGAGTCCGTAATAGCAGATAAGCCTTGTGATAAAGCTAAAGCGGATTGCACTTTTAATAAGGACTTTTGTAGCTCCTCGCTTTCTGCACCTACTACACCAAGCGCACCTTGAACGGCAGTAAAGCCACCTGCTACTGCATTAATTGCCCCTGCAAATGCTTGGAACTTTTTTCCTGGGTCAAACAAGTCAGCCGTTTCCCTTGCTTCACTAATCTTGTCTTTTAGTTCGGCAACTCTTTTAGCTGCGGTAATAGCTTCTTTAGAGTAATCGCCAAAATTACTTTGCGCATTTACTAATTCCGCATTTGCTGCCTTTAGTTCTTTTTTAACGCTACCTATTGACTCAACTGCGTTGCCTTGTAAGTTAATATTTATATCTACTGAGTTCTGTTGTGCCATTAGTATTTTGTTTCTATTACTTTAAGGAATGATAATTTAGTAGTATTGTATTCCATAGGATTAAAGTTCTCGACTTTATTAAGCCTAAACAATACCCCGTCTATAAATACATACTTACTAAAATCTAAGTTAAAAATGTCTATAATATCCAGTAAACCAAAGCACGTTAATAGCTTACTATCCTTGCTTGTTATTTCAGCAATATAAGGACTATGATAAGCATTAAAAATGTTTGTGCTTGGGTAACTATTAGGACTAAATTGTACTTCTTTAGGTGCGCCAAAGTTTATGTCATTAGTAGGGTTAATAGGGTCATCTAAATGTCCTGCATAACCATAGCTTGTATAAGTAGCCAAGTTAGTAGTTGTGTTCATAATGTTCCAACTTGCTACACCCGTAATCTTCTTTGTTTGCATTATACGAATAATGCTATCCATTCTATCTTCTGCGCTATTGGTGTTTGACTTCTTATAAATAGCAGGAAATACTTTGTCTTGTCCTGTTTGCTGAAACAATACAGATGCAGCAAATATAACCTCTAAAGTGTCGGTTTCTTTTACAAAATCAAACTCGGTATCATAAATAAAATCTCCATAGCCTTCGGTGTACTTCTTGCGATAGTTTTCCCCGTAAAAGTCATTGTCAGCCTTAAACTTGTAATTATAGTAACGAGCGTTAATCTCACTCATTGGCTTTATACTTATAGGCTTTGCTCTATCTACTTTGTTAGTCCAATCTTCTGCATTAGCCGATACTTCAGGATAAAAATCCACATACGGACTAATAACCAGTTCTTTGTCATTAAACTTATTCTCATAGACGTAAAGGTTAAACATCTTAACAAT